TGATTACTCTACGATCTATGAGTTCAGTAAAGTAACTGAAGCAACATTTAGTCATTGTATGTGGGGAGAAGGGCATCCGCTGGCAGGCAAGCCAATTATTTTACGAGATTATCAAGTTGAAGTCATTAATAATTTTCTAGTCAACCCACAAAGTGTACAAGAAGTTGCTACCGGGGCTGGTAAATCTATCATGACGGCAGCATTAAGTCAACGATGTGAAGCACACGGACGTACCATTGTAATTGTTCCAAATAAATCACTAGTAACTCAAACTGAAAAAGACTATCGAGGGTTAGGATTAGATGTAGGTGTATTTTTTGGTGACAGAAAAGAGTTTGGAAGGACACATACTATATGTACATGGCAAAGTCTAAATATATTACTTAAGAATACTAAAAATGATTTAGTTGATTTCACCATACATGATTTTTTAGAAGACGTTGTTTGTGTAATGGTGGACGAAGTGCATCAAGCAAAGGCTTCAGCCCTTCAAACGCTGTTAACTGGGGTGATGTCAAGAGTGCCCATTAGATGGGGCCTAACTGGTACGATACCTAAAGAAATTGCCGAAGCACAGTCTTTAAATATAAGTTTGGGGCCAGTCATCAATAAGTTATCGGCCAGTGAATTACAAGATCGTGGTGTACTGGCACAATGTCATGTAAATATCGTACAACTTGTAGATCATGCCGACTTCCCCACTTATCAAAATGAATTGAAATTTTTACTTGAAGATAATGACAGATTAAAAGTCATAGCAGATTTAGTAACTAAAGTTAACGCAACTGGTAATACTCTGGTACTAGTAGATCGAGTCGCGCCCGGGCATGAATTGGTAAAAATGCTAGGGGATCGAGCAGTATTTCTCAGCGGAGCTACAAAAGGTTCCGATCGTGAAGACGAATATAAGGAAGTAGCCACTAGCACTGATAAAATAATCGTTGCCACCTACGGAATCGCAGCCGTTGGTATTAATATACCTAGAATTTTTAATTTGGTTTTAGTCGAGTCTGGTAAAAGTTTTACTCGTGTTATACAGTCAATTGGACGTGGTATACGTAAAGCAGAAGATAAAGACCACGTAGAAATCTGGGACGTGACTTCTACATGTCGTTTCGCTAAACGTCATCTACAGAAGCGCAAGGCATTTTATAAAGAAGCACACTATCCTTTTACACAAGAAAAATTAGAATGGAAATAAGGTTGCTTTTTAACACAAAATTTGTTATAGTTAGAGCATGAGAATACTGACCTTAGAAAATAGACACTACGAACTTGATCATCTTCCTGAAGAGATAGATGATATGCGATTTGCGATCTTAGATAATTCAAACACGCATGAAGTTGACTATCATTATATACCATTGATCTTTCTGGAAAGTTTTACTGCGCCAGCATTGGTACTGAAGATTGGCGAGCATCGTATACGGATGCCGGTTGATTGGCAACTACTGATCGGTGAGCCAGACTTTGGAGATTTAGAAGTAATACCGTTATCAGCGTTAAATGATCGCGGATTCAAGGCATTTCAGTTTAATCCGTTGACTAGCTTTAGGCCTAGTTTTTTGGATGTTGAAATATTAGATGTATATCAAGACTTATCGTGGTACGCTCCTAAGTTAAAGAATGGACAATTACTGTGCGTACCGCTAAGTGACGACAAAGAACCGGAGTGCGTGTATTTTGTCAAAGATATAAGTAGAAACTGTGAATTAGTAGATTACAATCAGGTATTTTAATGACAAAGGTAACCGATACTCAACAGCAATATGCCAATATTGGCAGTGAACTATTGCCTATTAAGCCTAAAGATCCCAATGCTAAACTATTAGCCAGCACAGATTCAAAACTAAAAAATCTCGAAACAACAGTCACTGAGCAAAATAAACTTATTAAAAAACTTCAACGTGATGTATCGAGATTAAAAGATCAAATCGGTGAACTAGCAGGAAAAATTTCGCGTGGATAAGTTACATATCAGCAATGAGATGCGATGTTTTGATGAGAAAGATCGCGACTTTTATCAAGAGTTAACTGACGAAGAACGTAAAAAATTCAGTAACTATCTAATGATACGCTGGGGCAGTTCAGTACAGGGTAGCAAAGACTTACAAGAATTTTATGTGATTAGCTGTAACGAAAGACTAAACAAACATTTTTTTGCCATTAACAAACATCCTAAACTACAATGGTTGTGTGCCACTACGGTAAGTCCAGGCATGGGGGCTCAACGGCATAACTGGATAGCACCAAAGAAAAAAGCTGCTGATTCTAATAAAAATAAAAAATTACTAGCAGAGCTATTTCCCAACCTGAAAGATGATGAACTAGAAGTAATGGCTGCGATTAACGATAAAAAAGACATTGACGCTTATTTGCGTGATTACGTGATTGAACGATGACATATACATGCCAATATTGTAAAAAAGACTTTATAAGAGAATCTAGCCTTGCGGTACATTGTTGTGAGCCCAAACGTCGTCACCAAGATCAAAATGAGGTGGGGGTACGTTTGGGCTTTAACGCTTATCTAAAGTTTTATGAACTGACGCAGGGCTCCGCTAAATTAAAAACCTACACTGACTTTGCCGAAAGTCCTTACTATAAGGCGTTTGTAAAATTTGGAAGATACTGTGTCAACACACGAGTAGTTAATCCAGCTAGATTTACTGAATGGGTACTTAAACAAAATAAAAAATTAGACTATTGGTGTAGTGATAAGCTATATGACGAGTATCTGCTTTACTATTTGAAAGTAGAAACAATGGAAGATGCTTTAGCACGTGCCATTGAACATTCAATTAAATGGGCGGAAGAAAAATCAGCTGCTCCACAAGATTTTTTAAGATACGGTAATCCAAATGTTATAATTCACGCGATAACTAACGGTCGTGTCAGCGCATGGGTACTGTATAATTCCGATTCTGGCCAGAAGTTTTTATCTGACTTAAACGAAGAGCAACGTAATATAATATGGCCTTATATTGATGCTGATGTATGGACAAAGAAATTGCGAGAAGATCCGGCTAATCGCATAGAAGCACAAGAACTATTGACACGGGCAGGTTGGTAATGAGCGCAGACATTGACATAGATTTGGCAGACAGAGAGCAGGTGTTACAACTCATAGACTATACGGCAGCACGGCAACAGCATCAAGGTCAAGTTCGTCGTCATAATAGCGGAATTTATGTAACTGATATCCCCGCTGATCCAGTTAATCTCTGTGCGGCTATAGACTACGAAACCGCTGAAGCCAGGGGTTATTTTAAGATTGATCTCTTAAATATGTCAGTATATCAATTAATCAAAAGCCCCAAACACTATGAAGAAATGTTAGCATTGGAGCCACCTTGGTCAAGACTTTGGCAAGACTCGGCATGGGCCCAACAATTAGTACATATTGGAAATTATACTGAACTGCTAGAGTCTATGCGGCCAGACTCGATACCAAGAATGGCAGCTTTTATTTCTATTATACGACCAGGTAAAGCTCATTTGCAAAATAAACCTTGGGATGAAGTATTTGGCAGTGTTTGGGATGGCGACAGTAGTAAAGGTTTTGTGTTTAAAAAGAGTCATGCTATAGGATATTCAATGCTAGTGACTCTGCACATGAACTTACTCCATACGTCTAACTAGGGTAATAGACTTACGTTTGCTTTTTTTGCGGGCTAGCTCGCTTAAACTACACACTGGGCCGTGTAAAATTTCTAAATCTTTATTGACAAAAGTGCGCAGATAACTTTTAAATGGCTGCCATTCTTGTTTGAGGAATATGTTGATGGGCACGGTTCTATTGCTTTCCCACCACCAAACATTAGCTAACTCTAAAAACTTTTTCTTAGTTTCTAAATCAGTTATACTGCCAAAATCATAGATTGTTGTAATGGTAACATCTTGGTTTTGTATGATTCCCACATATTCTTGATTTGCGTAGAGACATAGCGATATAAAAGGGTATTTGTCAGCTAGTTTAGTGAAAATCTCATTGTTCATATTGTTTTATTCATTTACGATATTTAGTTAATCAAAACAACCGGATAAATATCATTATGACCCGTAACACTAAATATATGAATGTATTCTACGACTCTATACCTTTTTCAACAGAAAACTCAAGTATTGTTAATAGACTCGAGTGGGCAATACTTTACTGCGAGGTATAATCCTGTGTACGCAAAACGTCTGACCATTAATCTCGGAGTTGACAATGTGTTGCTATTTGCTATGGTCAATCAAGATGAGAAACCAGTAAATGTAACTGGCTGCTCTTTTACATTTCGCGTTACTGACACTGCCGGAGTAGCGATGTTGCTACAAGAGCCTATGACGATATTGAATGCTCCCACAGGGCAAGTTAAGGTCTATATACCCGCAGCACACACATTAGAGCTAATTGCGCAGCCAGCCAGTTATTCGAT